TAATTGAGTTAGGCGCATAGTGTCTGCATACCAGTTAAGTTTGATATGCTTATAGACCTTTTTTGTACAACCCATCTCATATGGTAGATTATGTGCTACTATTTGATGCCCCTCACGAGCTAAGGAAGCAAGTTTTTGCGCAATACGACTACGATCATTACTAAACCAGAAAGTTGGTTCATTCGTTTTGGGATCACGCCAGCAACATGATAAGGAAAAGATGTCAAAATCTCTCCTAAAGTACTGGAATGATGCACCATTTGAATCTTTTGTCTCGTAGTCGATCGCGATTATCACTTTTTCAACTCCATTATAGCCTTGACAGGAGGCTCAATCGTTTCAGGGAATTCATCAGCACCACGTAACCTTGGGTTATATTCCAAATATTTCACTACAGTCTTAGTTTCCCTATCGGTTGATGTTGAAGTAACTTTAGCAAAATTTTGAAATCTTGGTTTTGAATCAATTCTACCTAATACTAAAATATCAGGAAATTGTTGAACTAACGCTTTACCGGTCCCATAGGTTGGTAGTCCTGGTTTAGATTCTGTAATCGTACCATTCTCACTAACATTATTAATCTGTAAATCTGTAGTCACAATTATGTCGATATTATGGACATCTGATAGTTCTTGCAATACTCTTAAGATTTTAGACCCTAATTCAATCAAAGCTTCAGTTTCTTTAAAAGCATTATGGCTACCATCTTTAGCTTGGCACCGTTGTTTAAAAACTGGTGTTTGTTTAAGGTCTAAGCAGAGGTTGGTTAGTGAGTCAATGGCGACGCATTTAAATCCAGCTTTAACTATCGCATCAGGATTCAGTATATCCTTTAGGCGTTTAATATAAAACTGAGGGTCAATAGCACCGTCTTTAGTCTGACTCCAAGATATTGGTATAATATCCTTATTGGATTTAACCGCTGATGCAGGCCCATGAGATTCACCTTGACCATAAAGGAGTAAGGTTTTACCCGGATATGTACCGATAAAGTGAGATTTACCAGCACCAGAGGGCCCCATCACACATAGGAATAAGCCGTCTGTTTTAACTGTCATTGCTTCTGCTAAATAATCAATCATCTTAAAATCCCTTCCCAGTCCATCGACCGCGTTTTGTTAACATCATTGGTATCAATCTTGGTTGACCATCTAAAATCATTGCACACCCTAAAATAGGTCTTTTATAATTAGTCTTATTGTAAGTGAATGCTAATGATTTTTTATCAATTAAACAACCAACAGTCATTGACCATAAAAGTTTATTAGGACTACTAACATATTGTAAGTCAAAATTTTCATGAAAGTGGCCTTGAACTACACACATACCCATTTGTTGAGCACATATTAAAGGATTCTTTTTAAATTGATGTCTGAACATTACTTCAACACCCGAACACTTTAAAATTAACTCATCTTTCCAAACCCAACCCGCGGGAGCCTTAAGAACATCATTATAATCTTTTAAATACTCGACAGGCATACCCATTGATTTGGCTTTACGGAAAGCTAGTGAACCATGATTAGAATCAACTAGTACCATTTCAGGGAACATGTAAGCTAACTTTCTAATACTTTTCTTAGCTAATACTAATTCATCACCTGCGCTTGGTAAATTCGGATCAGAATCATGGAAGCTCATAGCATGCATATCAACCTCATCGCCAATATTTACAACCTTGTCTGGATTGTACTTCTTTTTTATAGCCTTACTTTTAATTGCTTTCTTATTAATCGTATCTTCAAACATACAATCAAAAACAATTGTTTTACATGAATCGTCAGCACCCCTAACACCACGACCAATTTGTTGTACAAACGTCATAATCGTCTCTAATACATACCAAAATTGACCATTAGGTAGTGCTAACCTCTTCTGAACGGCTTGATCACCCTTATTAGGCCACAATAAACAAGGGATTAGGATTAGTCTACATAAATCGCCGGGAAGGTCAACCCCTTCAGCCATACCAGAAGCGAGTATAATTCCCCCTCGGCGTTTAAATGTATCTAACTGCATTATCTTGTCTTTGTTATTGTGGGTCACTGGGTTTAAGTCCATTAAATACGATCGAACCTCTTTAGCTAATGAATAACTTAGATGTACCATAGTGTTTGGTTTACCTTCCCTAATATACGCTTCCCTAATCTTATCGGCAATTGCTTTCGGATCTTTACGCTTACTTCTAGGGATAGGGTCGATATGGATTAATCGTTGTTCTTCAGGAGCTAGGGGTTCATACTGAACATAGTCTATAACCTTAGTGTTAGGAAATAACTCTTTAATATGGTAATCGGTAAGGCTACCGCTAAAAAGAAAGTACCTAGTATCAGTACCAAAAATCGTGTTCATAAGGTCATGGGGTAATGTAAGAGGCTTAATCGTTAAGTGTTCTCGATCCCTCTTAGTTTTCCAATCTTCCTTCATCTCGTAAAATATTTCAACTTTATCTAGGTTATTAGTGAGATACTCATGTAATATCTTAAGTTGTTGAAACATCGAACCGAATCTGGCTTTACGACCCGAAACCTCATGCGCAAAAGGTTGTAGTTTAGTGGTCGTTGTAGTTAACCAATCATAGAATTCTTTATCTGTTAATTCTTGTGGAATACCGTAATATTCAAGTGGAAAAGATTTAGATATGGCAAGTAATAGCATGTCTGCTAATTTATGTGCTTCATCTATTACTACTACTGAGGGCTTGGTAGCACCTTGCTGACTAAGATAATAATAATAATAAGATAAAGGATTAAACACATTAGAACTATATAGCCCTGCCTTGCGAGCATTTCTATATTCTTTCTCATTCTCATATCTATCTTTTCCCTTGATAGCATTTAATTCTTGATAGGTTGCACAGTACTGATCTACTAACTGATTATTAGGTGATATTATAGCACAATCGTGATGAGCAATTTGGATAGATCTAGCGATCATAGATTTACCAATTCCCGGGGGGCCACTTAGAGCATGAACCTTAGTTTTAGGTAACTGTGTAGTTATATGCTTCAGGTAATCTGTTTGTATCTCTCTAGGCTCTCGGCTGGTTCCATCTAATCGCTTAAAATAGTCTACCATTACTTTCTCCGACGTTGTGCGTTTTCTTCTTTTGTTTTTGCCTTATGACATGTTGTACAAATTGCTTGCAAGTTATCGTAACCACTGAAAAATAAGCGTTGTATATAAGTATGCCAAGAAATGGGGCCTTCGAGAGGCACAACTGGATCTATGTGGTCTACGTGAATTTGAGGGTAAAGACTAGATTTTTGCTTCTTACACCTTTGATCACATAGTTTACAGATCCAGTATTGAGATCGATTCTTTTTAGGTTCACCATTCTTTTTACATTCTTGAACACTCATAAACGCGGCTTCTAAGGCCTGTTCTCTAGCTGGGTGTCTATGCCAAACCTTTCGGATAGCGTTAGATAAAGCTGATACTAGGGCCTTCTCATCATTGCATGATTCATGCCGCGTAGGCATTACTTGAATACTCTGATAACAAGATTAGTTTGAGGGTCAAAGCCTTTGAATTCTTTGTAATAAGACTTAATCTCATCATAAGAACCTTTAAGAACTTCGATCCCATCTTCATCTAGTAAAGGTCCACCAGCTTTTAGCTCGATACCGTATCTAGTATTCCCAGACTCATCTTTACCGCGATATGCGACGTGATCTTGGTTATAACCTAATGCAGCATTAAACTTAGGACTAGCGTCTAGGATATTACCTAGATTGTTAATGTGTTTTCCTAGAGAATTGATTGTTACACCCTCAACACCCAAAGAAACTAGAAATTGCTTGAAGCGAGCTGATTTAAAATGTGATGTCTTACCTTCACTTGATGTGAAAACTAGAGAATCAACTGGTACATCCAAGAAATCAGATGAGATAGCTTTTGACTCAGTATCACGGAAAGTAATACGCAACCAACCCCAATTTTTACCAGCTCCGTCAGGGGACTTTTTCATACCCATTTTGTAGTCGATAATTTCTAGGTTGTAGTTACCCGGCTCTCTAATGTAAGTTTTTACGTTAGATTCAAGATCTGCTTCTGTTACGTCTGCGATGTCTAGTGAGGTTACTTTGATAGATTCCATAATGTTTATCTCCTTAAAATACGTTATACATGATTTACTAATCGGTCATTCTGAATTAAACTTTAGGACTTTTTTTGAGTATCGCTAGAAAATAATAGAATACCCCCTAAGAATGCAAGTAGCAGACCTACTGTTATATGTGAGCCTGTACCTCCGAATTTTAATAACCAAGAAATTCCCCCGAGTAGAGCGGTATATAGGGCTGCGAATGCAATACCTGCTAACCCTGATAATAATACATGTTTCATTTCTTCGCCTTTCTTGTGTTATGAACTTGGATTTTTGCCTTAATAGGTTCCGCCGGTACAAACTCAATCTGCTTAATTTGACTAGAAAATTCTTCCTTATCCTTAGTACCAAATGCGCATAGATTCTGTAAGGGGCACCTAAAACAGGCATTATCATTAATAGTAGCTGGTGGAAACGTCTTTTTTAAGTGTGCGTCGGCTATGATTGAGTAAAACCTCATTAAACCGCTGGCTGTAAATTCAGACAATTCATCATCTACATAAACATGATCATTCTTAATTTCAACAACAAAATCTCTAACTTCAAAATCTAACTTAGTAACTTCCTTATCAAAGTGGGCATATGCAACGCATAGTTTACCTTTAGGTCGTTTTAGCATTACCATGTAGGTAACTAGTTGACCTAAGTGGGTTATCTCGTATTTGCCCTTATTGATTATAGATGAGTATAGGGATCTTGATAGGGTTGTTTTAAATTCATAAACGAACTCATCACAGATACCGTCATACCTACCGGAAATTGTTATTTTAGGTGTTAGTTGATATTGTACTTTTACTTCTCTCTCTTTTACCGTACCTAATCTAGCAATATGAAATTCCTCACCAATAGCTCCGATAGCAGGGTATAGGGGATCAATACTCTTACCTTGAGGTAATTCTTTTTTGAAGACCTCGTAAATCGGACAACCACTGCTATATTTTGAGTTCGTTGTTGCTCCTATAGGTTCGGCGAATGAGCTGGGGTAAATTTTAATCATTATCTACTCCTTCCTTGTTAAAGTTACCTACCTATCGGCATCTAAATTTTTTTCTTAAGTTATTTTTACAATTGACGATAAGAGTAATAAGGAGGTTGATTATGACAAAGAAAGAGAAATCAGATCAGATTAAATTAATGATGCGACTCATGAATAATGCCCTATTAGATAATAAAGACCAGCTTAACGGCGTAACTTCTGACGCAATTATAGACGCTTGCGCTAATTTGATACGGGAATATTGCCAAATAATAAAGATGGACCCAGTAGAATATTTCAAGTGTGCTAGTGAAGTTTTTAGTGAAGATAAATATAGTTCGTCTTTTGCCGGTATCAAATTGGAGTACGATAATTGAAAGAATATTACCAAAAACTGAAATCTACTATTTTAAAAGATATTGATGCTAAATTAGCAGGCCCTATGGAAGAACGTTCAGCTGAAAAACTGAAAAAAGCCTTAGATATCGCGGCTGAATGTGATGTTATTATAGCTGGTGAATCTGAAAGTGATTGGGATGAGTTATCTGAAGAAGCTCAAAATGAAATACAAGCCATTATAGATAGAGAGTTACATGAAAAAGTTTAAAGTAAAAATTGATATAGATAAAGACGTGATGGTTAGACAAGTGAATCCTAAAGAGGACTTACTTTTTATTTTTAATTCTTGGTTGAAGTCATATAGGAACTCTGATTTTGCTATGCATATTCCAACCAACGATTATTATACGAATCATCACCACTTGATTAAAACTATAATCACGCAACCGAATAACAATATTACAATTTTATGTGATCCCGAAGATCCCAATCATATTTTAGGTTACAGTGTTTATAATTCAGTCGAGCCTATCCTTTATTATATTTATGTGAAACACTCATTTAGGAATCTAGGATTAGGTCGATATTTATTGGAAAGTGTACGGAAAAACTTTGGTGAAGTCACCCTTCAATGTACACATAAAAATAAGAATTGGCGAAAAGTTAAGAAGTTAGAGTTATCCTACAACCCCTATTTAATTAAGGAATTAAGTTATGCCGAGTCCAAAACTGATACCAATAAAACGAGCTAGGTTCCACGAATCTATTCAGGCGTTTGGTGAGTCACTCACCTATTACCCCTTAAATAAGCACCATGATCGATTTAACGTTTTCTTAGACCCTAAATTAATGGTGTTAGTAATCACTGATAATAATTCTAGTATTGAAGTACCTTTACCTAACGTGGTGTTTTATGAGCGTAAAAAATCTGATAAGTCAACGGATAAGAAAAACTAAAAGTCAACCAAAATGGTTTAAGACAAGTTATCGCGAGCAAATGGAGTTTATTAACGACCCCGCAAGATTTAAGACTGGTTTATGCACACGACGAGCCGGTAAATCTTACGGTGGTGGTCTCTATTTATTCAAAGAAGCCTATGAAAATCCCGGCGTTACTGTGATGTACATCGCTAAAACACTAGATTCAGCTAAGAATATTATGTGGAAGGATGTTTTAAAAGTCATAGATGCGCAATTCAATATTGGAGCCAATTTTGTAGATAGACATTCTAAGGTGGTTTTACCTAATAAATCTGAAATACGCCTATTTGGTGCAGATGCGTCCGCCGATGAAATGGAAAAATTAAGGGGTCAAAAGATCAAGTTGGTTATTATTGATGAGGGGTCAACTTATCGGATTAACCTATTCAATTTGATTTACAAGGTCTTAAAGGCCGCCCTATGGGATTATCAAGGTACTTGTGCTATGATAGGTACCCCAACGGACTATATTCAATCATTTTTTGCTAAGGTGACTATGGGTAAGGTTAAGGGGTGGTCAAACCATTTTTGGACTGCGGAAGCTAATCACCATATCAGAGAACATTACCTAGAAGAGTACGCGGAAGCTATTAAAAATAACCCCGATGTTGAACAAGAAGCATGGTTTAGGCAAGAATATAAGGGTGAATGGGTAGTTTCTGATTCAGCTAGAGTTTTTCGCTATAATACTGACCCTAAGATCCCAGAATTAAATATGAAATTATACAAGAATCTCGGTGTAAAAGTTGATTATGAAAAAAATACTACCGGATTCTCTATTGTAGGGTATAGTCCTAAATCTAGGGATGCCTATATAGTAGAAACTAGTGCCATACAATCCACGGACATCAATGATATCGTCGCAAACCTACAACAATTCGATTCAGAAAATGAGTTTATGTCTATTACCTTGGTGGGTATGTCTAAAAAATTGATCGAGCAATTAAAGGTTAGGTATCCTGTTAGTGTACCTGATGAGGTCGAAAAGGATGAATTAGCAATAATAAGACTCTATCAATCCGAGCTGTTACAGAATCACATTAAAGTTTTACCCAAAGCTACCGATATAGTAATAGAGTGGGACGGAATAGTGCGGGACGAGACACCCAAATTTCAATTTCACCCCTCATGTACAACACACTGTACTCAAGCATCACTATATGCATGGCTACATTGTTACAACTACTCATTTAAACCAGAAGAAACTACGGACGATCCAAACGATGCCTACTGGGAACGAGAAGCTGAACGCCTTAATAACTCCAACGGATTTGGAGAATCTTTTGATAGTGATGAGGAAGCATCAAGTAACTTCCCTGAAAACTGGTGGCGTTGAGATAGAGTGCCTACCTAATCTTGATATAGAACCAACCCCTGAAATAAGCGAAGAATATGACGAAGATTTTAACTGAGAAGTTATACCAAAAAAGTCGTAACGATACTCCATATGAGGATTGGTGGACTGTAGATGAGAGTGACGCTTATAATCACATGATTAAGTTGATAGAGGTTATCGATGAAAATCAAAGTGATAGAAAATGGGCTGACTTATCTCATGGTAGATTGTATCAGGATATCCCGGGTCACCAGCCTATTAAAGGTCAGAGAAAACACAATGCTGTAACGTATAATGTAATTAAATCTTGCATAGATACGCTTGTAGCTAAAATAGGCCAAAACAAACCTAGACCACGCGCATTAACTGAAAAGGGTGATTATACCCAACGGCAAAAAGCTAAAAACCTTACTAAATACCTTGATGGTATGCTTCACTCAACTGGTGCTTATAGACAAGGCCCTAGTATATTTAAAGATGGTGGTATTTTTGGTACCGGTGCAATGAAGCTTTTTATTGATGATGATCAGGTTAAAACTGAAAGAGTATTAATTACGGAATTATTGGTCGATGATATGGAAGGGGCTTATGGTAACCCTCAATCAATGTATCAAAAAAGAGTAGTTTCTCGAAGCCTATTAGGACAACAATTTCCTGCACATATAGGTATAATTAACGAGGCAGCACCAGCTGAAGTATCGAATAAAAAAGAAAAAACCATTGATCTAATTACTGTTTATGAAGGTTGGCACCTAGGGGCTGACGGTAAGCATGTGATTGCAATTGAGAATGGTACCCTACTCTGTGAGCCTTGGAAGCTAGACAAATTCCCATTTGCATTTTTCCGCTATAATAATAGTATTGCTAGTTTTTATGGGAATGGTATCGCTGAAGAATTAAAAGGTACACAACAAGAAATAAATAAGATTTTACGTGATATCCAACGAGCACAGAATTTGATAGCTGTTCCTAGGGTATGGGCTGAATATAATTCAAAATTAGTAGCGGCGCATTGGAATAATGAAATTGGTGCCGTAGTTAAATATCAAGGTACAAAACCTTCTGTTGAAACCCCTACAGCGATGAATAATGAAATATATAACCATGTTAAGTGGCTTATTCAATCTTCATTCGAAAAGGTTGGCTTATCTCAATTGACCGCATCTAGTAAAAAGCAAGTTGGGTTAGATTCTGGTAGGGCATTGAGAGAGTTTAAAGAGATTGAGAGTGAGAGATTTACGTCCCTTACTAAGCAATATGAAGAATTTTTCGAAGATGTTGCCTGTATAATGATTGACATGAGTAAAGAGCTATACTCTAGTGGTGTAGATTTCTCTGTACAAACTGAAGATAAAGATTTTATTGAAACCTTTAAGTGGTCCAAAGTGGATTTGAAAAAAGATAAGTTTGTTATCCGAATTCAATCATCATCATTATTCCCAACTACCCCAGCTGCAAGGCTTCAGAAAGTTGAGGAATTAGTAAGAGCTGGTTGGATTAGTAAAGAGTCTGCAATCGGTTTATTAGACTTCCCTGACGTTGCAGCATGGACTACGTTAGAAACCGCTGGTGAAGAATATGTCGCTAAAATTATTGATGATATCCTAAGTAATGGGAAATATACACCACCAGAGCCAGAAATACTACCAGAGCGAGCTATTAACTTCGCAAGGAAATCTTACTTAGAAGCTCGTAGGACTGGAGTATCAGAAGAAAGAACCGAATTATTATTACGTTGGATCGAAGCGGCATCATCATTTTTAAAGCCGGTAGCACCACCCACATCTGTCCCTACTGAACCTATTATGAACCCTGAAGGGCCTATTGTACCTGAATCGGGAACACCTACGGCAAACCCATTACCATTACCGTCAACCGGATTGGCACCACAAGTATAAGGATAAACGATGCAAGTAATTTTGAAAGTTATTCAAACGGAAATGTTTAAGCGGCTTGTTGTAGGCTTGTTTAAAATCTATTCCGAACATAGTGAAAATAAAGTGGATGATGATATTGTCCTATTAATTGAAGAGGTATTAAACTAGAATGAGCGACGAAACCCCACAAATCGAAGACGTTCCAGTAGTAGAAGAGACCCCCGCGGTAGAGACTGAAGAGGTACAACAACCTGATTTATCTCAATCATTCGCGGATCTTAAACGACAACAAAGAGAACTTAGAAACAACCAACAAGCTGTAAAAAGTGAGATTGAGCAAGCTAAGGCGAAGTTTTTCGAAGAATTAAAAGCTGACCCTTACTCAACTCTTTCAAAGCATGGTATTTCTACTTCAGTTTTAGCCGATCAAATGTTGGCATTACCCGCTGAAGAAGTAGAAGTTGAACCAGAGACATCGGCGGTTTCTAAGGAATTAGAAGAACTTAAAGCTTGGCGTGACCAGCAAGAAAAAGCTAAGGTCGAAGCACAGCAACAAGCACAAGTTCAAGCATATCAACAAAAGGCATTCTCTGTTATAGAGCAAGATACTGAAAAATATGAGTTAATTCACAATTCAGACAACGGAAAAGACCTTTATTGGCAGACCATTACGGCATATGTTAGAGAGTATGGAGAAACACCAGATCTATCTAAGATTGCTGACAAGGTCGAAAATAGACTTTATGAACAAGCTAAGAAATTACTAGGCACTAGTAGGTTTCAACCCAAGCAAGAAAGTAAAGTCGCGGTAGATGAACCAAAAAGTCAAACAGCCACAATAAGTAATTCTCTAGTGGGCCGACATGTACCGAAAATCAGAAACGTTAGTAATAACGAATCTATCAGAATATCATCAAAATACGATGATTACCTAAATGAACAAAAACGTAAAACAATGGAAAAATTCTTCTCGTAAGGAAATTAAACAATGACTCAAGACATGACATCATTCGACGCGGCTCTTAAAGAACACTATAATAACCAAATGGTTGAGAACCTCGTTTACAAAAACAACCCTCTTTTAGCTATGTTACCTAAATATGAAAGCTTCGGTGGACGTAATTACCCACTACCTTTGATCTACGGAAACCCACAAAACAGGTCATCGACCTTCTCAAACGCTTCTGCGCTTACTTCTGAATCTCAAGTTGAAGCTTTCACTCTTACTAGGGTAAAAAACTACTCACTAGCATTTATTGATGGCGAGACCCTTGACGCATCTAAAGGTGATAAAAACGCTTTCATGAGTGCTCTAACTACTGAGATTGACGGTGCTTTCACTGCTATCTCTAATGACATTGCTTTCGGTATCGGACGTGATTCTTCTGGTTATAGAGCACAAGTTAATGCTGAACCTGCAGAAGCTTCAACAACTGTTATCACATTGAAAAATGCTGAAGATGTAGTTGGATTTGAATTGAATCAAGATATCGTCATCTGGTCTGCAAAATCTGGTGGAACTCAAAGAACTTTCGACGGAACTGCTACTTCTGCACTAGTAAGTGCTGTTGATAGAAGTGCTGGAACTATTACTTTGAACGATGCTTATGACTCAAGTGGTACTATCGCCGCTGACGATTATATCTTCGTTAATGGTGACCGTGGAAGTAAAATCAGCGGTTTGGAAGACTGGATTCCTGATAGTGCTCCTACTAGTACTGCTTATTTTGGTGTTGACCGTAGTGTCGATACTAACCGTTTAGGTGGAATTAGAACAACTGGAACTGGAATGCCTATCGAAGAAGCTCTAGTTGAAAGTGCAATGGATATTGGCCGTGAAGGTGGAAATCCTGACTGTGCATTCCTTAACTACAAGCAATATGCTAAATTGGTTAAGTCACTAGGTTCTAAAGTTCAATATATCGATCTTGACATAAATGGTGTTGTTGGATTCCGCGGTATTCTTATCCACGGTGCAAACGGCCCTATCAAAGTTCTTGCTGACCGATCTATCAGAGATTCACGAGCATACTTGCTTTCAATGAATACTTGGCAATTAGCGTCCCTTGGGCCATTAGCTAAGATGTTACAAGCTGACGGAAGTAAATTCCTAAGACAATCAAGTGCTGATGCTTATGAGGTTCGTATCGGATCTTATGCACAACTTGGTTGCAAAGCCCCAGGCCATAACGGGGTAGTAACCCTCGACTGAGATAACTAACTAATATTACCTGGGTATTGTAATCAAACTGCCCTTTTAACTAACAACAAAGGAAACCTTAAATGGCAAGTTCATATTTCTACAAAAATCACTCCTCTAAAGAGACAAACGTAACTGAGTTGTTTCTACGGGCTGATATCGGTGCTACTGGTGCCGTGACTATTGACACCGCTGCTTCTAAAGGTATAGCTTCAATTACTCGTAATGATACAGGTGATTACACTATTCAATTAAGTGAATCATACAATTCATTGCTTATGGTTGATGTTATGGTATTAGAAGCTGACGACACGGATTTAACTCACCAAGTTATTTCCCAAGCTGTAAGCAACGCTACTCCAACTGTAAAGATTGGATTTCACGCGGCTGCTACTCCTACTGATCCCCCTGACGGATCTGATATCTATGTTCGAATTACTGTAAAAAATTCAAGTGTTTAAAATGAAGGTCAAAAGGCTTAACGCCTTTTTTCCCCTTTTTCCTTAAGGTAATTGATATGATATTCAATGATGATAAAGATGAAGCTATGATGATAGCTAAAATGGTAAAAGAAGATGTTGAGCCTGAAATAAACCCCGCTGTAGAAGCTAAAAAAGTAGCTGTTAAGAAAATGATGGATGCATTAAAGTCTGACGACTCTGACTCATTCATGAATGCTATGGACGAATTAAAAGAGATTGATAGGGAAGATTAATGGCAACGCTTGCAGATATTCGAAACAGAGCTAGACGACGCTCTGACATGGTCGATTCACAATTTATATCTGATACTGAACTGCTTGATTTTATTAATGCTTCCTATGCCGAGCTGTATGATTTATTGATTCAAACGTATGAAGATTATTTTGTTACTTCGACTACCTTTACTCTTACCAATACTGATAGTGGAATCAAAGCCTTACCCGCTGATTTTTACAAATTAAAAGGTGTTGATTACAGTTTAGGTGGTAACTATACTACGCTTTACCCATTTGATTGGAATACAAGAAACTTACGTCAAAGGGCTGTAAATAAACTTTATGCTGGTGATTATGATTTATCATATAAACTACTAGGGTCAAATATAAGATTCGAACCTAGCGATAATGCTTCTGGTGATTATCAATTGTGGTATATACCTGCATACACAGCATTAGCTTCTGATACTGACGCAATAGATACTGTAATTACACGTAATAATTGGGAAGAGTATATTGTAATCGATGCTGCAATTAAAATGTTAGCAAAAGAAGAATCTTCCACGACACACCTAGAACGAGCTAAATCGGCCCTGATAAAACGGATCGAATCTTCCGCTGGCGATAGGGATGTTGATCAACCAGAACGCGTTTCTGACGTAAATAGAAATGAATTTTTTGATGAGTGGGTCGATTACTAGTAATGGAAACATTTAAACAAATTCATACAAACAATGGTGATTTGAACAGGGTACAGGATAATATTACTCAGTTTACTACACCAATTTCTAAGTTATTATTATTAGATGGGGTTTTACTAGAGGATGTTGCTTTAACTACTACTGAAGCTCAAGTACCCCATAAATTGAATAGAGCCCCTAATGGGTGGATTATTGTAAAAAAGAACGCTGCACAAGATGTATACGAATCCGGTACAGATGTTCAAAATAGATTTTTATCATTAACAGCAAGCGGTACCGTTACGGTATCTTTATGGGTATTTTAATATGGCTACTTTAAATATGAACTTAGATTTGCCTGTAGTTGGTACGACCGCGGGCCCCACATATGCAACGCAAATTAATCAGGCGTTTTCGGACATAGATGCTCACGACCATACAAGCGGCTCCGGGGTACAAATACCAACTTCTGGATTGAATATAAATGCATCACTTCAATTTAACTCTAATGCCGCGACAGAATTGACTTTTATAGGTTTAGAATCACAAGGATCAGCTCCATCAACTAACCTATCCGTTTATGTAGATGGTTCAAATGATCTCTATTACAAAAATAGTTCAGGTACAGCGGTACAAATTACTAATGGTGGTTCCTTAGCTTCGGCTGGCTCTGGGGTTATGACATTTAGTGCTATCGCATCTTACCCATACACAGTGACTACAGGAGACGCTCAGAAGGTCTTAGGGATCACTACAACCGCCGCTAGGGCCATAGCATTGCCAGCCGCTGTAAACGTTATGTGGGTTGAATTAAAGGATGTCACGGGCGACGCTTCAACATACAATATTACTATTACGCCAAATGGTGGCGATACTATAGACGGTGGAGCTAATCATGTTATTAATGAGGACTTTGGGGCTAGAGTTCTAATGTCAGATGGTGTCAGTGCTTGGTATGTAGTTTAAGAGGTTAATTATGACATTAAGAAAAAGAATGGTAGATTTGCCGTTTGTCGATGGTATCAACCAAAAAGTTTCGCAAAAACTATTAGAGTCACCTAACCTATTAGAATTAGAGAATGGTCGTTACCTAAAAGAAGGTAAGATTTCAAAAAGATTTGGTTATACTAATTTAGGTCAAGAAGTCAATACTGGGACATTAAATACCCCCGCTGCAATTGAATCAATTCGTGATGAGCTTCTCATGGCTACCGCTGATTCACTATACACCTATGCTGTAAAAGATTCCACTTGGTACAAAAAAGGCGAACTATCTTCAGGACGTACAGAAATAACTCAAGTTTCAGGCTCACCTACCAGTGCAAAAAATATCGATGTAATGAGTAAGAATGGTATTAGGTGTGTGATTTGGGCTGAAGATCAATATTATTATTCTGTAATCGATGAAAATACTGGATCAACTATTATAGATAAATCAGTACTTTATGCAACAGTTAGTGGTACTTCCCCACGATTAATTGCAACGCAAAGTGATATTTTCATTTTGTATAATGATACAGGAACGAATTTAGTTTATGTCCAAGTACCTACAACGAACCCTTCAGCTACTACTACTGGTAACCTTTTCACTGATTTGCATAGTAATGGCTCATTTGATGCCGTTGGGACTGATACTCATTTTTATGTCTTATATAGGGTCGATAGTACGTCTAATTGCGACTATACTAGGGTAATCCCTTCTACGTTAACCGCTGATTTAACTCAGACAATTACAGGGGCTGACCCATCTAGCTCAAAAGAATTATGCTTATACTCTTACTTCTCAACGAGTGAAAATAAAACAATAATAAATATGGCTTACCCTGTTAGTAGTGCCTTAAAGGCTCGCGCCACAGATGTGGTATTAACATTCCTATATTCTGAACAAGCTATAACAACGGCGGGTACTTGGGGTCAAATTACCATTGGTCAATCCAATAGTGATGGTTCTGAAGTCAAATACTTCATGACAACTAGTGCCGCTTCCGCTTCTGACGATTATATTCGAGAAAGCACCGTGGATACCGATGGAAATGTATCCGATGAAGGTGTGTTTATGCGTAGTGTGAGTATTGCATCTAAAGTTCTATACAAAGATGGTGTAGGATATTTTAATGTAATTCACTCAAGTACACTACAACCCACATATTTTACTGTAACTTCTGATGGTAAGGTAGTAGCTAAGTTTACTGCCGGTCAATCAGGAGATGAATCCTTAATACATAGGCCCTCAAATTTTGCTCTTACCTCAACTGATAATACCTACGTATGTGGGGTACTAAAAAAAGGTAGAATTACTTCAGGTAGTGGGGCGAGTCTTTTTGCCGTATTGAATCCTTATTTCGGTACCTTAGAGTTAAGTGGGGCTAAATCCTTCACTTCAACCAAGGTCAATGACGATTTTCTGATTGGTGGCGGTATTCTAAGATCATACGATGGGCAGTCAGCCACCGAGTATGGGTTTCATCTATATCCTGAAGGAGTCACAGTTGCCGAAACCACGGGTGGATCATTGCCTGCCACTACAGGCCCATACTCTTTTCAGGCCATATATGAGTGGACTGACGCTCGTGGGGTTCGGTTCCAAAGTGCGCCTTCAATTGCTGTAACACATACCTTAACAGGTTCGAATACTAGGATTCAAATAACAGTACCCTCGCTTAGAATTACTGATAAATCTAGTGATACCTCATTAGCTAGTAGGGCTCCGGTTAAGGTTCGAGTATTTATGACTGAAGCCAGCGGAATAGTTCACCATTTTGCGGCTGAAACTGATAATCCTGATATTTCAACTACGGACTCTGTAACGATAAATATTGATAGCGTGGCCGATGCAAGTGCAGAATTACTTTATACGACTGGTGGGGTAATCGAAAATATCGCAGCCCCCTCGCATAGTTACGTATTCACTCATGATAACCGAGTCATTCTATTGGGTACAGAAGAGCCTAATCAAATTCGATTTGGTAAAGATATTAAACCATTAACTGGTATTGGCTTCAATGAAGATTTCAATATTAACTTAGACCCCCTTGGTGGAAAAAATGTTAGTGGTGCTTCTATGGATAATTATATGATTATCTTCAAAGAGACTGCTACTTATGCTATTGCGGGTGAAGGCCCTAATGATTTAGGTATTGGTAGCACATACTCAGCACCACAGCTTATCTCATCTGATATTGGGTGTAAAGATATAAAATCAATTGTACAAACACCTAAAGGGATAATGGTAAAGACTAACAAAGGTATATGGCTTTTAACACGATCTTTAAACTATGTTTATATAGGGGCAAATGTTGAGGACTTTAACTCACTAGAAATTCTATCGTCAGACATACTTAAGGATTCTAATGAAGTTCGCTTTGTTACTAGTGGCAATATAACCTTAGTTTATAATTACTTCTTTGATCGTTGGAGTACATTTACTACCCCAAATGCCCTTGATGCAACCACATGGCAAGATTCTAAGTATGTTTATCTTACTAGCTCAAAAGTTATGCAAGAAGATTCAACCACATATTTAGACGATGGTTCCTATGTTAGAACTAAGATTAGGACTGGGTGGATAAAGCTCTCATCCCTACAAGGATACCAAAGAGTCTATAGAGCGGCTCTAATAGGCGAATATCATACGAATCATATATTTCAGGTTAAGCAATACTACGACTATTCCGATATAGTTAAAGGTACTACTAGTATCACAGCAAATACGCTAGTGAATACTGCAACCTTTGGAGATTCTGCTACTTTTGGTGATGATGATTTTTTTGGTGGTTCAGCGAATGATGAAGTTTATCAGACAAGAATACACCTTTCACGGCAAAAGTGCGAAGCTATCAGTTTTGAAATCATTGATTCAATTCAGGGGTCAAATATCGGACAAGGCTTTAGTTTAGAGGGGTTATCCCTACAAGTCGGTGGTAAGGCCGGAATTTTCAAATCAAGTACTACGAGGACTAAATAAGAATGAGTTATTGGAAGCAAGTAAAAAAGAAAACCGGAGCTACTACCGGAACCATAAAAAACTCAACAAAACATCAAGTAAATGCCCTCAAGAAATCTCCGGGTAAAGTCCTATTAGATCCACAGCATGGTACACGCGCCGCTTCTGAAATGACTGAAAAAGCCCTCACTGGTGATATAAAAGCGACAAATCAATTTGGTAAAGCTTTCGGTGGAAAATCCGCTGCAGATAGGGCGGCTGGTGCCTTGTACGCTGTGGGTGCTACTTACCAAACTGGTAACCCTTGGATCATCGGGGGGGCCGCAATAGTTGGCGGTGCAACCGGAAAAGAAGCAATTGATAAGGGCTTAACTGGACAACCTGTCGAAGGCCCTACTGGTGGCAGTAAACCCTCAGGTAAGCTTAGATCACCTGAACATCAAGCATTAATAGATAGTTTAGCTAATCCTAGTCCTGCATCAGCCCCCACAGCCGCCGCATTACCTCAATTTCAAGGGTATACCCCTACTGGATTATCAGTTGCAAATATTGATCCCGAAACATTAAAGGCAAAAGCTGTTGCTGATATGCAATCACCTGATCCAATAGTAGCAGCCCAAGCCGCGGAAGTTTTAGGTATAGATCCCAGTACATTACCTCAAGTTCAAGCTCAAATGACTCAAATAGGTGGCCCTTCTCAATTCTTACAAGGTCAACAAGATTTAGTAAAAACCTTACAAAGTCGAGTAGCTGGAACAGCTGGTCCTAGTTTAGCTGAATTACAGATGAAAAAAGCTCAACAAGATATGATTAATCAAATGGCGGCTCAAGCGGGTTCAATGTCTGGAAGGGCTTTACCAGCTGCGCAACGTCAATTGATGCAAGCTCAACAGCAATCAGGTCAACAGTTAGCTATGGATGCCGCTATATTGAGGGCCCAAGAACAACAACAAGCTGAAGCACAATTAGCCGGAGCATTAGGTCAATATCGTGGTCAAGATATACAACGTACCGGATTAGATCTAGATTCCCAAATAGCTAATCAATCTTCTGTTTTAAGTGCAGATATCGCTAACCAATCTACCCTTTTAGGAGCTGAACAAGCTAACTATGAAGGTAGGATTGATCTAGCATTAGGTAACTTAGATGCAGAAACAAAGGCTCTAATAGCTAATCAAAACATAGACTTAGAAACTAAAAAGGCAAATCTCTTAAAAGATACTACTTTATCAGAAGCCGATTTAAATATCGCGTTTAAGGCCGCTGAAGCTAATCAAAAAACAGACTTAGATGCGCTTAAATTTGATGAGATACAAAAGCGGGAAGCTGCGAAAATAGCGGAACTCGCTAGAATCGAAGACATTAAAGCCACTATAAATAGGGAAGATCTTGAACAGAGAGAGAGGGACTCAATTAGAACAGCTAAAACCAGTATAGCTATAGGTGAGATGAAAGGTACTCAAGCTTCACAAGGCCGTAAAGAGGATATGATGTATGATGTAAGTGGTGAAGTGATTAAAGGGTTAGCCGATTATGGTATTAAAGAGTATCTAGGTAGTGATAGTGATGACCTAACAGATGCTCAAAAAGCGCAATTGATGGGAGGAGATAAATAATGGCTGGGTTTGATACCGGACTAAATACCGGATTTACAATCGAAAAAGATGAAGAAGAAGAAATAACTAAGAAAGCCCCAATCGTAGAACCATTCACTATTGAAGAAGATAAGCCCGATGAAGGCCCAATAGTACAACGAGAGAGGTCAGTCACATCTATAGATAAGACCGGTATCCGAGCTGTTGAAGCGCAACAAGATAAAGTTCTTCAGTCTGAAAAAGAAGCCTTAACTAAATTATCTGAGTTAGATGCCGCTCAATCCCAACAAGCTCAAGAAATTCAGGAGTTACATAATCAGGAAGTAAATGCTTTAAATCAAGCTAAAATAGAATCACAGGAAAAATTTAATCAAGAAATCCAAGCCGAAATGTCTTATATAGACGCTCAGCGCGAAAGACTAGCTAATACACAACCTAAATCATTTTGGGCTAATAAAGATACTGACGATAAATTAGCTATGGGTATAGCGGTGTTAATGAGTTCTATTGGTGCAGGTATGACAAGTAATAGGTCTGATTCAGGTACAGATTTACTAGGTGGTATCATAGCTAAAGATTTAGAGCAAAAAGAAAAACATCTTAATAGACAGATAACTGCGCTTGATAAGCGTGAAATGAGTATGGGTAAAAAGGCGGAAATACACTCTAAATTATTAGGGGAATTTGATGCTCATGTTGAACAGTCTTTAGCTATTATGAGACAGAAGCTTGAAAAAGTTGCCGCTACAACTAAGGATGCGAAAAGAAAGTCTTTATTACAACAAGAAATTAATAAGTTAGACCAAGACCAACTAAATGCTAAAATGGCTACTGAACAAAATATAGCTGACAGAGTAATCGAAAAAGGTACTATATATAGGGATATGGAAGGTAAGCAAGTAGCAGCCCCTAAATTAGATACTACGAGTAAAAAATATAAAGCCTTAGATAAACCCAAACAAGACCAACTAAGAGAAATCAGTAAGAAATCTGCTACAATCGCATCATCAATGGCAAGAATTGATCCGGCATTAGAGCAACTAAATGACCCCAATCTTTCTGTAGATGATAAACAACGTGTAGGTCGAGCATTACTCGAAGATTTAGTCTCGACTGGGGCCGTACAAGCAGAAGAAGCACAAAGATACGGTGCAGAATTAATACCTAATTGGGGTAAAGTCCTAGATAAAGGTGGTAAAGGTGCCGCTGGTGGTGTTGTTATAGGTTCCGCTGTACCCGGAGTTGGTACAACTATAGGAGCAATTACTGGGGGTGCGGCTGGCGCAATCTCTGGCCTAGTAGATGCCTTAAATGATCCCGGTGGGTTAAAATTTTCCCCTGATCCCGAGGGATTCGCTAGAATGGTTACAGTAATTAAACAGAAAAATGAAGCTGCTTTACGTATAGCAGATACTGTAGAAAAGCTAATGCTTAATAAAGGGATGTCATTAGTAGAAGCGCAGAAATTAGCGACCATAAAAGAAAAACGACGCAAGAAGGGTAAAAAATGAACCCAGAAATTTATATAGCTCTAGTAAATATTCAGAAATTATTAGGGTTAACTAAATTGACTATTAATAAATCAGATGTTGCTAAATCAGTAAGATTTGAGAAAGATTTGAATACACAGACTTTAGCTATATTAAAAGGTAAGGTACTACCTCAACCGGATACAGTTAAGTTAGCTGAAATAGATGTAATTATTGAAAAAGTTAAAGATTTATCTATAGAAGATCGCGCACAATCTCTAGCCTTAATAGCAGATGAAGGGGTAATAAA